TGTGCGTGGCGGGTGGGTCGGCAGCGCGGGGCGTACCAATCCCAATCGCTCGATAAAGTTCGCGGCTCTCTGAGCGCGGCATCCCTCTGGTCGCGAGAAGCTTGTCGAGCGACGCCTTGTCGCTCGGAAATGTGTCATCGGCCTTCGCGTAGACCGGCATCTGGGCTTCGCGCTCCATGACTTCGTCGGCGAAACCCGCGTCAACCGCGGCCTGCCCGCCGATATAGGTCTCGGCCTTCATCATCGCGATCAACTCGTCGATCGGCTTCCCGGTGCGGGCCGCATACGTGTCCGCCATCGCGCCATCGAGCTTGCGAAGCGTGACGATCGCGCTCTCCATGTCGTCCGCATTGCCGAAGAACACGCCTTGCGCCTGGTGGATCATGATCTCGGCGTTGTGAGCGATGGCGACGGTGTCTCCCGCCATGGCGATGATCGACGCCGCGGACGCGGCGATGCCGAGAATCTGGACATTGATCGCCTGCGGGTGGCGGCGGAGCAGGTTGTAGATAGCCACACCCTCGAAATAGTTGCCTCCCGGCGAGTTGATCTCGACGGTCGCGGCCTTGTTGCCGATCGAGCGCAGCGCTCCCGCAACGCGGGCGGCGGTCACCCCGTTGCCCTCATAATCGGCCCCGATCCGGTCGAATATCGAGATGGTGGGATTGTCAGACGCCAGCGCGCGAACCTCGAAATTGGCGAAGCCGGCATCGAGCGCCTGCGTCTCGAATTGCCAATCGTTACCGGCGCCCAGATCGGGCATCTCCGGCGGGCGCGCCATCGCCATGACGGCGCGGATAGAATCACGCTGCATTTGGACTGTCCTTTGCGATGTCAGAGGCGGTCGTGCCGGATCGGGGCAGTTCGTCGCCGCCGGCGATCGGGTTTCGGTCGAAATTGTCACGCGCTTCGTTGGGGGTCAGGAAGGCCGCATTGGGCCCGAGCGCCGCCTTGAAGAATTCGGCCTGGTCTTTCAGCGACCCGCGCAGCAGCGCGCCGTCGTTGAATTTGGCATACAGCGTCTCTTGCTCGGCCGGCGTGAGCAGGCAGAACCAGACGGCCTCCTCCCAAATCACGAACCATTGCAGCAGGCAGTAGGTGACGAAGAACAGGCCCAGCTGCTCGATGCCGCTGCCCCAGCTGGTCTCGTCGAACATGAGCAGCGGCCGTGGTGCACCGGTGAAACGGGACACCTCCTCCGCCTCCTGCTTGCGCAGTTCGACCAGCAGGTTGTCCTTGGCCGTACCGGAGAGAACCTTTGCCTTCAGACCCTCCTCAAGAATCAACCAATCTTCATTCGCGTCCGCGCCCGTGAAGTCCTCGCGGAGGCTGTCCCTGAGGTTCTTGATCGCCTCCTCGCCGAGCGTCTGATCGGTTTCGAGCGCCCCGCGGACCATCGTGCCCTTGTCGTAGACCCGGCCGGCGGCCTGCAGCGCGCGGTACGACAGGCCCAACGTGTCGGCGCAGACGTCGAGAAGGGAAACGCCGGTGATCCCGTCGAGTGAAATCGGACCGCGAAAATGGAAGACATCATCCTTGGACAGAATGCGTGCCGCACCCTTCTCAGGCTGATATTCGAAGGTCAGGTCGAAGGTGTCCGAGAGCTTTGGTTTCACTCGACGGCGCGGCAGCGGGATGATCTGTCGCACGGCGCCGCGCGATCGCACCTTCAACGCGTAGGAGTTTCCATCAAGCAGCGCGGCCAGCTGCATGTGGCTCTTGAACTGGCTTGCCGTCTGGAAATCGTTCGGGCGGCGATGCAGCACGTTGTAGAGCGGATGGTCGCGGGCCTTTTCGACGGTCCCATCCGCTTTGCGGCGCATGAGATGCACCGGCAGCATGCCGATCGACCCGGAAATCAGCGACATCGCGCGAAAGAACGTGCTGTTGCGGAGCGCCTGGCGTTCATTGACAGCTATTCCCGCCACGCCCGTGCGCCCCCCCATGCCACGCATCATTTCGTGTAGGGTGGGATCGTTCAGCCCGTAGGTGTCATAAGCCAGGACTGGACCGGCCAGCGCCGGTCCGCGCCGGTGGGCTACCGCAGCCGTGTTCCGACGATAGCCGGACGCAGCCCGATAATCATCGGGTGACATGAATCCGGCCATGCGGCCTCCTAAATCCTGATGACGCCGCGCCGCGCGTACACCGACTGTTTCTTTGGCTTTTCGTTCGCCGTTGCGGCGCCGACGCCCATGGCGATCGTCACGATGCCATCGATGCGACCGCGCGACCGCGCCTTGTCGAAGCAGCGATTCCCCTGGCCGTCTTCGTCCGGCACGGCATTCGCCGCGCATGAATAGGTCACCGGGGACGCGTCGACCGTGATCCTGCCGTCGAGCACGCGATCCTCGAGCTTCGTGAAGCTCTGTGGCATGCACAGTTGCTTGTCCTCGAACATCACCCGCTTGCCTTGAGCGTGGCTGATGATCTTGAGGCCGCGACCCTCCGGTTTGCCCGGGCCTTCGAAGCGCCATACCGCCAAACCGACAGCCTCGCAGGCCTCCATGAACGAGATGATGAAGGCGGGATCGACGACGAGCGCCTGGACGTCGTTGTCGGCAACAAGCTGCGCGACACGCATGGCGACGAAGGTGAAATCGATCGTCGCGCCGGGTGTTGCGACGAGGTAGCCGTCCTCTACCCAATCCCCATAGGGCGCGTTATCGGCCTTGGCGCGGTCTTCCAGGCCGTCCTTCGTCGTCCAGTACCACGTCTTGCACCACAGATGGCCGGCCGGCTCGGCCCAGGTGCCGGTGACCGCAGTAAGATCGTTCTTGCGCGACAGATCCATCGAGAGCCAGCACGGCAGTTTGCGGACCACCTTCTCGTCGACGGCGCCCTGGGCCGCGGCCCACTTCTCTTCGTCGAAGATGAAGTCGGCGGCTCCCGTTGGAATGCCGAAATACAGCCGTTTCACCGACGATGTCGTCGACACGCGCAGCGCGGCCGACGCTACCGTCTCCCTAACGTTTTCGATTGGATAGGTCTGGCCTAGTGCCGGCAGCGCCTTTGGCCAGCAGGCCTCGTTCTTGAAGACGTCCTCCCGGTCCGCCTTGTCGACGCGGGCGATGAACGCGAACGCGCTGTCGTCGCGGGCCTCACCCTTGGCGACCTGCTGATACATCTCCGAATAGGACGTGCCGACGTGCTGCGACGTCGCCGGCGTGTTGGTGCCGAGGATCATCATCGCATTGCCTGCGATCTTGTCGATCGCGCGCTTCCACGTCTCGATCGAGTGATCGGACTTGAACTCGTGAATCTCGTCGGCGAGCACAGCCGCGGGCCGCGGGCCCGACTGGGAATCGCCGCCTGCGAGCGTGCGGAAGAACGAGCCCGTGTCGGGGTGCTCGATCTTCCATGCATTGTCGCCTTCGCCGCGGATGATCACTTCGCCGCGGCGTTCGAGCGTATCTCCCTCGTCCTCGTCGGGGATCTGGCCCCGGCACATCGCGACGGCGTCTCTGAAGAGCACGTTCGCGGTGGCTTTGTCCTGCCCGATCGCGAACACCTGCGCGCGCGGGATACCGCACCATCCCATGATGTAGATGCCAAGGGCGCCCATCAGCGGCGACTTGGCCTGCCCCTTGCCAGTCTCGAGCCAAGCCGATCGGAACCGCCACCGGCCGGCGCTGGTCAGCCAGCCCATCAGGCTACCGATCACGAAGGTATGCCACTCGAGCGGATGAAAAGGCTCGCCGGCATACGGTCCGTCGGTGATCGGAAACACTGCGGGCAGGAAGCCCAGGGCATGCGCCGCTGCGTCCGGCCGCCAGTGCAGTCCGCGTCGCTCGCCGTCGCGGATATCGCGTAGGTGGCGCTCGGCCTGATGCTTCACATATTCGCCGACCGTCAGCTTCCCGTCGACGGCCGCCTTTGCCCAGGCTGTGGTCGGGTCCGGCTCCGCGAGGAACCGATTGCGGATCACAGCTTGGCCACCGGCTTCAGATAGGCCGCGGCGCCGGTCGCTTTCCGGGTCTTCCGTTCGACTTTCACGCCCGCGCCTCGATCGCGCGGCGAGATGCACAGCTGCTTCTCCAGTGCTTCCGCTTGAGAATTCGCATTCGACATCGTCGTCCACCATGGATTGTAGGTGGGGACACCCGTCTTCTTCGCCTTCATCACCGGGCCCATGCGAAGAACTTCCTTCGCGGACAGGTCATAGGTGACATAGGCAACAACGAGACGCTTGATCGAATGAGCGTTCGCGGCTGCCAGCTTTTCCGCCCCGCGAAGCTCGGCGATGATGGATCGCCAGTACTCGGCAGCCGCGGCCCGGTCCGCAGCGCGTCCGAAAATGGTGCGCCAATTCGGCTCCGGCGGGACACCGTCGCCGCCGTCGATGACATCGAGCGTCATTGAAAGCCTTTCAGGACGACCCGCCGAAACCCTCCCCCCTCAAAATCAACTCGCGGAGCACACGGAGGGCGGGGTCGGTGTCCGTCTCGACGCCCCCTCAGACTTTCGACCCGGGGGGAGGGGCCTCGTCGCCGGGCATCGGGCTGTCGAGGTCGATGCCCCAGCCGATAAGGGTGCTCTCGATGTCGGCAATCGCCTTCGCGATCTGGCCCCGATAGGCGTCGAAGATCGCCTCCTTGATCGATCGGTCCACAAAGTGGCCGCTGATGCTGATCTCGTGCGGCGGCCGCGCCGCTTCCCGAAGCAAGCGGGCACGGCGCTCCAGCATGCCGGCAGCTTCGAACACTTCGGCGAGCTTCATACCCATCTCCTGTGTGTTCGCCTGGCCATGTTGATCAGCGGTAACGACGACGGTGCCGTGCACGCGTTCCACCTCTATCCAGCCGGAGCGCCCATGTGGTTCGCTCGGCAGGCCGTTGATCTGCCTTTTCTGCCGATCTACCCAACCATCGATGGCATCGTATCGCACTACATACCGCTGCAGAACATCATCAACGAAGACCAACAGCCGCCGG